GGCCACTGCAAAGCTGACGGAAGCAAGGAAGAGGCCGCCGGCAAAGGGCCATGCGCCGACCAGCGCCTTGGCCTCATCCGAAACCAGCGGTGCGACGAGAATGAAAGCGCCGACCGAGGACCAGCCGCCGACGACACGCATCGACCAGAGGCGGAACAATTCGCGACGCCATTGCGGGATCAGGTAGCGTTCAAGCGATCGAACCATGCTATTTTCCAATCGCGCGCCAAAGCACGCCGCCAGAGCCGGAGCCGTTGACATAAACAGCGAAGGACGCGGCTCCGATTGAACTGATCGACAGGTTGTTTGCCGTCGAAGCCGGGTTCAGAAGATTGGCGGTCACAGACCAGCAGGAAGCCGGGAATGAGATCGGGAAGTTGATTGTTTGAACCGATCCGGCAGGCACGGCCGCCGTCGTGCCCCACATCTCAATCGTGCCGTCTGAATTGTAACGGTAGCCGGTCGCGGCCTGAACGCCGCGCGGCGTCGGCGGCGTGTTGCCGTCAGTCAGGAGACCAGAGACATTGGACGGCGTCAGAACCAGTGTCGGAGAACCGATTAATCGGTTGCCGCTAAGGTTCCATGCCTCTTGCCCGGATACAGACGCGACTGCGATATACGAAAACAGGGAAAGCCACGCGCCACGCACCGTCAAGCCCTTAATCGCTCCAGCCGCAGCAATCAGGTTCGAGCCGGAAATGCCGCCATAAATGCCTCCGTCAATTGTAAAGGCCTCGCCAGTGCCGAGCGTGAAAAACGACGTGCCGCCGAGAATGCAATCATAGACCGTACAATTGACAAACCGCACCGAAGCGAACGGCGTCAGCGTCGGGTCTTGATAGACAATGCGCTGCGCGCCGTCGTGGCACGGTTGGAAATTACATCCAATAATTTCCCATCCTTGGTGAATATAGTTGAATGCAAAGCCAATATTATCCGCGAACTGGCACGCGATGAACCGAGCAACCGTCGCATAACTGCCGCCGAGCGGGTTCTGTCCGTCAACGGGACGAGTCAAGCCAACGAACTTACAGCCAAAGAATATCGAACCGCTTGTCTTATCGAGAATTATGCCATTGGCTGAATGTAGATTGTAGCCTTGCGAGGTGAATGTGCACCGCGAAAACACCAGTCCTTGCGTATCGGTTGACGACGACGGCGCGTGGCGCGGGTCAACCAGATATCCAGAAAATCCGGCCGCGTGATCGAACGTGATATATTCGGCCGAGCAATCGAACGTCGAGCGAAGTTTGATTCCTGCACTGGTACCTGATGAGGTACACCGTAAGATCGTCGCGCCAATTGCTCCATCGCCAATAAGGCGCAATCCGATAGCGTTATCAAACGTCAAAGTAGAATAGTTATATACGCCTTTCGGAAAGTATAGCGCGGAGGCTCCTGACGCGAACGCAGCTTGGATCGCAGCCGTATCGTCGGCAATGCCGTCGCCTTTCGCGCCAAAGCTTTTGACATTGGCGTAATTGGCGTAATTGGCGTAATTCCCTTCTGGGACAGACCACGCCCCGTTCGCGCCCAAAAACCGGCCCGCCGCTGCATCGCCGGCCGCCGGAGCCGGCACCAAGCCCGTGGCCCCGCCCAGCCCGCTGTCGCCCGTGAACTGGGGAGCATTGACGGAACCCGCCGCCACCGTGACATCGCCGTCACCGGTGAACGCGAGATATTTGTTTGCCCGCACCGCCGGAAGCGGGAGCGCGCTCAGTGACGCGGGATCAAGCTCGGGCACGCGAATTGACTTCTTCATCCCCCGCAGCAGGTATTGGCAGATCATCGTCAGCTTATCGAGCCCGGTGTCGAGGATGCCCTCAAGCACGGTCTGGCCGTTCACAAAGTCGATTAGCTGACTGGCTGGGGGCTTGCGCAGCAGCGAAACCCGCACTCCGGCGGCCGGTGCCTGGGCGAGAGCGACACTCCCGCCGGTGGCGACACCGGCTCCTGAAACGGAGAAGCCGCTGGTCTGCTCTTGACCGTCCAGGCCGACGAGGATGTCCGAAGAGGAGATGAACTTCGACGGGAAAGGGAATACCGTCGTCACCCCGTCCCCGAGATAGACATACTCAACGGTCTGCGCTTCTACCGACATGTCAGTTCCTCGTATAGTTCGAGTTGCCGGTGAGCACCTGCAACAATTCTCTCATGCCATAGTAGCTCTGAAACGGCACGGCCGCAAGCCCCTGGTTTACATCATGCTTGGGCGGAGTGCGGCCGGCCGCCTTGTCAGCCACGACACGGCCCGCCGCCACGACGCTGTCAAGCAACCCCGCTGTGGGGCCGAGAACAGCGCCGAACGCCGCCGCGCTGTCTGACGCGCGGGTTGACGTGATGCCGATGGCACCTTTTCCCCCGGGCGCCGCGATGGGCGACTTGACCGGGTTGAACCTGTAGTCATACCCGACAGCCCCGGACACGCGCTCCACGCGGTTCGCGAGATCGAAGAGCACCGGGAAGAAGCCCGAGCGGTCCAGCCCCTCGCCGATCAGCAGCGCGGGATTGTCGCGCGTCTCCTTGACGTACTTCTCCCACCGCTCCCGCCCGCCGCGCCAGGCGGCCAGGTATGACGTGAGGCCGCCGAGCATGGTCATTGTGACGAGCCCGCCGATAAGCCGAGCGTGGCTCTCCTGCAATCCACGGATCATGACACGGCTGTGCGCGCCCATGGCGTAGCCACTGAACTGCGTCAGCATCTTGCCGACCGGGTGGTTCGCGAACAGCGGCGCATCGCCGAGCCCGCGCCGCGACACGATGCTGTTCACGTCGGTGTTGAGCGCAGCGCGGTAAGCCCGCACAGCGTTCTCGGTTCGCATGATCTCGTCGGCCGCGCCGGTCTCATTGGCGTGCTGGAGCCAGCGTTCCGTGTTGGCGACCCGGATGCCGTCAACGACCTGGCCGTGCGCCTCAAACAACTTGGCGATGTCCTGCTGCGTCTGCTTGTCGATGCCGAGCATGCGCAGCAGCCGCTCCCCGTCCGACACCTTGCCGATGAACGAGCCATCCTTGCCGGCGTTCCCGAGCACGGCTTCCAAGATGCGGTGCTGCGACACTGTGGACGCAATGGCCTGCTGCGCGTCGGTGAACGAGTTGACGAGGTTCCAGCGGGACGCCAGCCCCGTCGCCTTTTGCAGGAACCTTTCGATCTGAGTTGACCGGGTCAGGAACGGGTCAGCGATGTCGCCGTTCGCCGACTGAAGCGCGTGGGTGACGCGCTCGGTTATAAGCCCGGCCAGTTTCGCTTCCTGAAGCGAGAGCTTCAGCCCTTTGCTGCCGGCGTCGAACATCTGCGCCACGGCGTCTGGCAAAGTGCGCAGATACGGCATGAGCCCGTGAACCATGGCGGGCCGGTAGAAATCGGTCACGTTCGCGAGCAGCACACCGCCCATCTGTCGCAGATAGTTGAAGTGCATGAGAGAGCGTGACACGCTGGCAAAGTTCGTGTTGTTTACGCCCTGGTTATAGGTTCCACGAATAAGATCACGCCCGGCCTTCGTGTCAGTGATGGCGGACGCTTCGTCTTGTGACAAGAGCTTCTGCGCGTCGAGCTTGACTTTAGCTATGTCAGCGCTTTCGCGATACTTGTTGCGGCCGAGCAGCGTGTTGATCTCTGCTACGGACTGCGCTGCACCGACAGAGTTGCGGAGATCGGAATACTCTTTCGCGATCTGCTCCAGTTGGTCGCGCATGTCGGCCCGACCGAAGCGCCGGGTCAACTCGATCTCGCCGGCCATGGCCCGCGAGTAGCGGTTCGCCACTTCACGCACATCGTCCTTCAGCCAGCCCCGCCCGGCGAGCAGTTCATCCGGCACCATGAATGTGCGGTCCTTCAGCGGCCCGCTCGTGACCTTCGTCACGAAGGACGGGATGTCATCCCGCTGCTGCACCTTGCCGGTGAGCTTGTCGTAAATCTCCTTGGCGGCGGCCTTGCCAGCCGCCTCAAAATCGTATGCCTCGCCAGCCTCTCGACCGAGCGCCTGCCTCACGCCCCACTTCGCGTAGAACGCCTCATCGCGCTTGATCTCGCGAGCAGTGATGTCCTTGGTCAACTTCTCCGCTCTCGCCTTGACTTCCTCCGGCGATAGCGCAGCGGCGCGCTCTTTGAGCCGAGCCACGCGCTCGCCCCGCCGGATGTTGGTCTCGGCTGCGGCTTCGGTGGCGTTCTTCAGCATGCCCTCGATCTCGGCCACGAGCGCCTTGGCAGCGTCCGGCCCCGCGTCCCGCTCGGACAGTTTCTCGATCAAGCCCGCCAGTCGCTGCTCTTGGGCCTTCAGCCTGTCCAGCATAGGCGCGGCCTGCTCAATGCCGCCGTCGCGCTCGGCTACGCGCGCCAGTCGGTCTTGCGTGCGCTCGATAAGCTGCTGGACCCGCATAGCTTCTTTTTCGACAAGGGCGATCTTGTCTTCCGCTTTCGCCACGGGGTCAGCTTCAATCTTGTTCAGCAGGTTCTTGGCGCGGCGACCGAAGGCGGTAAGCGACCGCTCGACCTGGCCCTGCACCTCGTCAACACGCTCCGCCAGCCGCTCGAACTTTGCGGCCTGCGCATCCGGGTTCCGCTCGGTAAGATTGCGCATGCGTCCGCGCAGATCAGCACGCCGGGTCAGGTACTCCTGAAGCTGGTCCCCGCCCTGCGCCAAGATGCGGCGAACGTCCTCCCGTGCGGCTTCCCGGCTCGGTCCATCTCCGACCCGCACTCTGCCGCGCGCGTCTGTCAACTCGTCCACGAGATCGTTCAGGTGGGCGAACTGTTGGTCCAGCGCCTTGCCCTCGCTCGTCAGATGGTCGATCCGGGCAGAGCGCGCGCTCCCCTGTTGCGCCAAGTCATCCAACTGCTGCCTGTACTTGGCCGTAGCCGCATCATAGGCGGGCTTCTCCACGTTGTAGGCTTCCTGCATGCGCTCTGCAAAATGCTTGCCGATCACGTCCATGAACTCGGGCTCGGACGCCAGGAGCCGGTCGCGGTTGTAAACGCGGCTGAAGTAGCTCGCCGCCGTCTTCACATCCAGATCGCCCTCTTCCAGCAACCCGAGCTTCAGCGCGTCCTTGGTGAAGTCGTCGAACAGTTTGCGGTAGCCTTGCGCCGCTCGCGAGACGAACTGGTTGTCGCTCTGGTCCATGTTGCGCATGGCGCGACCGACTTCGCTGTAGAAGTCGTCCCGGCTCATGCGCACGCCCTGGGTGCGCATCTCCTTATACGCTGCCTCTGCCGCCGCGCCAGCTTCGGCCTGTAGCGCAGTGACACGGGTTCGCATGGCGGCCTCGACAGAGACGCCCGTCGTCTCGCCCGCCGAGTGCATGGCCCGGTAGATCGTGTTCTCGTAGAGGACATTGCCTACCTGCCGCGCCGATGCCGCATATCGCTGTGTCGCGCGCAGCACCGGGTTGAGCCATGAAGTGGCTTCAGTGACTTTGCTGGCCGCTGCGCCTTCGACCGCGAGTTCTCCCCGCGTGCGGGCTTTCTGCACAGGATCAACAAAGAATGCGCCGTCAGTGACGGCGGCACCACCAGACGCAAGAGTGTGCTGATCCAGTATATGCGCAGGAACGAACTCATTCGGCTTTGCCCCTGATTGGATGTCTGAGATGTTCGCCAGGGCCTTCTCCGCAGCGATCCGTTCGTTCTTGCCGAGCACAGCCGCGATGCCGCCGCCGAGCAGCGACCCCATAACCGCAGCCGAACCGATGTTCAGAAAACTCTCTTCTGCCGTCCTGGTTTGCTGCGATGCTTGCAGGAACCCCTCGGTGGCCGCCTGTGTCGCGGCGGCAGACGCTCCCGCCATGAGCACGGAGCGCCCCACCGACCACGCCCCCTTGGCCCCGCGAACCGCCACGGAACCGGGGATCAGCGTCGGTGCGTCGAACACGCCCGCCGCGATCTGCGCGAAAGTGCCGGCCCGCCCCGCCGCCTGAAGCGTTTCGCGGTCCCGGTTCTCCATCTCGATCTGCGACTTGATGGCGTCCGCCTTGCGAGAGTTCAGAACACCCATGAAGCTGTCTTCGTAACCGGCCAGGTTGTGCTCCTTGATGTACGCAACGGGGTCGAACGTCTTGTCGTCTGTGTTGTCAACTCCAAGGTCTTTACGAGACATCAATGAGCCGACGATGTTGTCTTGCCGAAACGCTGCGGCGACAACCGACCTGTCCGCGATCTCCTGCGCCTTGGCGAGCATCTCCGGCGTCTCGTAGCCGGCCAGGTCCGGCCGCGCCGGCTTCTTCGCGTAGTCGAAGAACAGCGCGTTCGCCCCCGCTTCCTGGTCAAGCTGATCGAAGGTCTTGAAGGTCATCGACGTTTCCTCGTCTCGGCGTTCTTCTGAAGCTGCATGATCTCACCCTGAAGGCGCATGATCTCGCCGTCAATCAGGTTGCGAGATGCCTGCGCCATGTACGGGTTATCGGCGGTGTCGAGTTCTTTCAGCCGGTCGGTCAGCCGCGCGATAGTGTCTTGCCGCTGTTGCACCTCACGGTCGGTCCCGGCCTGGAACTTCTCACGGCTATCACGCTCGCGCGCCTGCGATGCACGAAGTTCGTCGGCCTTGGCCGCCTGCTCCCGCCGCTGCTGCTGTTCCGGCGTCTCCAAGAGTTTCTGCTGGTACGGCTGAACCGGAACCCCGAGCCCCGCGCTGTCAAAGTACATCGCAGGGGCATCGGCGGCAGCGGCGTTATCCGCAGCGATCTTCTTGTTTTTGTCCGAGACATACGTGTCAACGTCGGGGAAGAACGCGCCGTTCACCACGAGCATGTCCTGCTCCGGTGTTTTCGGCATAACTGTGATCATGTAGGGGACGGACTGAAACGTGGTGCGTTGCTCCGGCCTGCCACTGTCATCGCGCGTCACCGTAGTGGGCTGGCCGTTGAACGCCGCACGAGTGCTGACGCCGTCACGCTCGACCGGGACAAGGATGACCTGAGACGGATCGACGTTCACGCCAAGCTTGTCCTTGACCACCGCTGCGGCCTGTTCGTTGATCCACCCGAACCCGTCTCCCCCTGTTCCGGCGAGTTTCGGAAGCCCGGCCTTGACCGGCGGGTAGCGCATGAGAACGCCGTTTTGCACGCCGAACTGCTGCTGTACCCGCAGATCGGCGAACGCCAGAGCCTTGTCAGGGTCGCGAAACTTCTCATACCCCTCCGTGGCGAACTCGGAATAGATCGACGCCATAGCCGTTCGCTGCGGCCCGGTCGGGATCTGCACGCTGAACGGAGCACTGCTAAGGGGGTTCCACGACGAGAAGTTGGATCGCAGCCGCGCGTCAATCTGATCCTGCGTCAGGCTCTGTTTCTTGAACTGCTGAAGCTGTTCCTGTCGAACCGGGTCCAGCCTCGTCGTGTCGCGCTCGTCCGCTAGGATGCGCTTCACGGCCTGCTCAGACGACATCCCCAACTGCTCGGTCAACCGCCTGTATTCGTTAGCGTTCTTCTCCAGATCGCTGCCACCTTCGACGCCCGCGAAGGCGTTCGGGTTCTGCCGCATCATGTTCGACGCGGTCGTGAGACCTGCGGCCACCCGTGCGGGGTCTTCCGAGACCATCGCACCCCGCATCGCCGTGGCGAATGACGGTGGTACGATGCCGGTGCGGTCGAACACCGCAGCGGCGGCGGCGGCCGGGTCCGCCCCGCCCTTCACCGTGCGGTCATAAAACGCTTGGACCCCGTTACGGTGGTCCTTGTCATAAGGGTTCGCAACACCCCGCCCGCCCTGCATGAGCGCCAGGCCGCGCCCGTAATCCTCTTCGCCCTTATTCCGCTCCTTGATGATCCGCTCCGCCTTCTCGATGTCGGCGAAGTCGGACAGCAGCCCCGATTGGCGGGCCGCGCGGTACGAGGCTTCGGGGGATGCGCCCTCTTTCAGGTCGATGTAAAGCTGGTTGCGCTTGGCAGTCTGGTCCGCTTCGTACTGCGCGGCCCGTTGCTGCTCCTGCGCCGAAAGCTGACGGCGCGCGGTCTCCTGCACAGATGCCGCCTGTTCGGGCGTCAACGCACCGGCCGACGCAGGCGCAGGAGCCCCTGACCCACGTCCGTGAAGAACCATGTCAGCTTCGGCGTTTCGGCGGCTGGCGTTAGCGCCGTTATTGTGGCCCGCGAGCGCACGAACAGCCGAAGCGATGCGCTGTGGATCACCGGACTGCGCCGCCACCGCAACTGCGTTCAGCGGTCCGGCTGAACCGCCGGCTCGTTCTCCGGGGCCTTTCCACGCCCCTGCGCCGTAGTTATAGGACAGGCTGACCATGACCGCCTGCGCAGCCGGGGACAGCTTCGCCCACGCGTCTTGTCCGATAGCCGCCACGGCCGCCGGCGCGAACTCAGTGGTGATCCTGCGGTCAAGATCGCGCTCGGCGTCTTCCCGACTGACCTTCATGCCGGGACTGACCTTTACGATGGTGCCGTCCGCTTTAGTGATCGTATCGCTGCCGTAACCGACGCGCCACGCTGTCACATCGTAATAGGGCGTCTCACGGAAACCCTCTTTGCTGCGCAGGAGGGACTTCATACCCTCAAGCCCTGCCGGCATGTTCGACGCCACGTAGGCACTCGGATTTTGCTGCGCCCGCGAAAGCTCCGCCGTATAGGCAAGCGAGTTCCGCGCTTCGGCTTTCAGCCGGGCCTTCTCCACCGCCGGAAGAGTTGACTTATCAATCAGATCGTTTTGCTGCCGGACAAACTGCTCGTAGGTCAACGGGTTCTGTTGTACCTGAAGCCCCGCCTTCCGTTGCTCTTCCGTTAAGGTCTGTTTGGTGTTGGTGTCCTGTTGCTGGAACTGGTCCTTGAACGCCTGTGAAGTGCGGCCCGCGATGAAGCGATCCACTTTCACCTGGTACTCTGCCCGCGCCTGCTCCGGCAGCGTCTTCAGCCATTCGTCCATGCGGGTCTTGGTGGCAGCGCGGGAACCCTGCCACCAACCGTCTGCGGAGCCGGAGATGCCCCTGTAGCGTTGCTCATAGTCCGTGTTGTCCTGCTCTTGGAGCTTGACGAACTGATCTTCGTAGCCGAACTGCTGAAGCTGTTTCTGGTTGGCGTTCAGCTTGGCCGCCAGGGCCATGCCGGCGTCGGCAAGACCGCTAAGCGCGTTTCCGATCTGCCCGCCGAAAGCGTCCGCCGATACCTTATCGACGTTGAACTGCCCGGTAGGAAGCTCGTTCCGGTTCCCGGCGGTCATTATGTCAACAGGAAGTCGTGCCATCGTTTGCCTACCCCTGGTAAAGTTTAGAGAAGCCGGACAACAAAGACGTTCCGGCTCCCACATAGCTCGCGGCAACAGCATTGCTGCCCTTGGCGCGCTCCGCTTCGGCGCTCTGCCGCAGCCCTGCGGCCCTGTTATTGCTGTCATACAGTGCAGTAAGCTGGTCGAGCGCTCCCTGCCTGTTCACAGTGTCCAGTACATCGCCAACGCTGCCGTCCAGTTCCAGACCACTCTCTAAGCCGGCGGCGCGCGTTGCCGCGAGCCGTTGCTTCGTGCGCATAGCAATCTCCGTGGCTTTGGCGGCCCCCTGATCCTGTGCGATCTTTGCCTGCGTCTCTTGGACCTGCGCGTTGTACTCAGCCGCCTTTTTTGCTGCCTGACCCTGCTGGATAGCGCCCACGGCCCCGAGCAGCGTAGACCCGACAGTCAACGCAGTGCCCAAGGAGAAGCCGCTTGCCGCCGTGGCTCCGGCAGCAGCGGTGGCCCCGGCTGCTGCGGCTGTGCCGCCGAACGCGCTCCCGACAGCGGAAGCGATGGTTGTGAATACCGGAACGAGAAAGGCCATCATGTCACCCGTGCATACATTGAATAGTCAACCCCGTTGCAGAACTTGCGCATCACACCCTCATGCTTGAAGCCGAGAAGCCGCAGCCAGCGATGCCCCGCTTTGTGATGCCGTTCAGCATAAGCCTCCATGCGTGAAAACTCAATCTCCAGGTTCTTGATTTGCCGGAGCACTTCACGGGTCATGACAGGCAGCGCCGGCCCGCAGTCCGCACCTAGATAGCCCCACAGAATAGTGCGTCCAGGCCACATCGGCGTGTGGCCTCCGACAGCGACGAGTTTACCGTCTAGACGCACCGCCCACGCCGGCCCGCTGCTGACGAGACGAAACAGGTTCGTAGCGGTGAGCGGTGCCTGCCGTTCCTGCCCGCTGTGAGGCTCTAGCTCTAGGGCCATGGACGGCCGCACATCCTGTGAAAACTCAATCATTGATCTGCACCCGCAAGACGATTGCGACTAGGGTTGCCGGGAGCGGCATGCGCTGCTCGAAGCAGACATAAGCGTCTGTCTCGAAGCCGCCGGGGAACTGGAGCTTGTAATCCCCGCTGTAAAGCGTGGGCGGCGTGCCGACAGGCTTGCGAGGGTCGAGCGTCCTGATCTCGTCCATGCGGTCGAAGTTCGGACCCACTCTCCCGCCGATTGTTGACTGAAGCCGGAGCCACGCTTCGGCAATGCCCTTTCGCGTGGTCTGCGACGTTCCGCCCCCGCCCTGAACTTCCAGGCGCATCGTCTGCATGCGGGAGACGAACCGATAGCCGACGTGAACGAGTTGACCCGTGCGACCCAGCGTCACCTGCCCGCCTGTCACAGTCTTGTCAGGGTGGTTCGATCCGTCAACGCAGATGCTGACGGACTTCCCTTCTAGGTGCCCGAGCCCAGTGACGACATTGGTCGCCGCCCCACGATAGGTGACGCTGCAATCAACATGCACGGCTTCGGCCGCGCCTTTCTTCACCAGACGGTAATCTGTGAGATATTCGACACTGCGCTGCGGTTGACCGTTAACGGTGCGGCGGACGATGAACCAGGCATCGTCGGTGCGCCCGTCCGGCGACGGGATGCTCTGCACGGCTTCCACCACGGCGTCCCCGCCGAGATAGTGAGGCGTCCACGCGATAACCCCGCGCTCTCGGTTGAACACCAGGGAGGCGAGGGTTCCGTCCGACAGAACGCACCAGACGAGACTATCGCGCTGCTGCTGATACGCCCAGTCAACGATGTCCCGCTGCTCCTGTTCGGTATCGCCGAGCACTTCCGAGCCGTCGAAGATGTGTTCTGACAGAACCGTGATGTCCTCGGCCTTGTAGCGATCGATGGTGAAGTCAAACTTCATATCACGGATGCGGTGGCCCGCGCGCTCGACGAACAGCACGCTTTCGCCGACGCGCAGCGGACGCAACAGCCGCGAACCATACTCCGTCTGCGGGACGTTCTGCACGTTGGTGGCGCTATAGACCTGCTGCGTCGTCTGCTCGCCGAGCGACAATTCTGCCCGCGCGGAACCGATCACGAGCGTGCGGGACTGCGCGAGCCAGCGGATGCTGTCGAGCTTGTCGGCGGCCAGGGACAAGGACATGGCCGTTTCGCTCGTGACGCTGCCCGCGTCTTTGCGCGCGAAGCTGGTGAACGCCCCGACTATGCTGTGGAAAACCTGCTTGCCGCGCGTGTAGGTCAGCCGCTCCTTGAAGAACGCGATGCCAGTGGGCCAGCCATACACCGATGAAAACTCGCTGAACGCCCACCGCCGCGTGCTGGCGGACACGACTTCGTTGGGGAAGCGCGATGTCACGTCGAGTTGACACGTCAGCCCGTCATTGCTCACCGATGTGATCTTCCCCCACCCGTAACCGGAGTGCAGATACCGCCAAGTCACCGCGCCGTCGAAAGCGTCCCCATCCGTGTGGGTCGGAACGTACCGCTGTGTCTGGTCGCCGGCCGCGTAGGTGAAAGCGTTCTGCGCCTCGTAGACGTTGCCGGCGTTGCGGACGCGATCCCCGACAGCGACCGTCTTGTAGGTCTGATACGGCGAGACGGTCGAGGGGTTGAAGCTGTTCAGCATCAGCAGCGACCCGACGTGGCCCGGCTTGAACAGCGCGGAACTGGCGGTGATCGTCACCGACCCCGTCACGCCGCTGGCCTGCATGGTCAGGGTGCTGTCTGTGTTCACATCTCGGAACGGGCCGTCTGTGAACTCTTCAGGAGCCAGGGTCCAGTTCGTGGCACCGCGCCGCGAGAGCCTGTATGGCGGGTACTTCCCCTCGGCGTGGACAATCCACATCACGTCCGACGACTGGAGCGTCCGCAGCGCGAAAGTGCCTTCCGCCGTGATAAGGTCAGCCTCCGGGTAGGGCGTGGCGATCTCGTATGGCGCGCCCCCGCCGTCCAGAAGTCGCCCCCGGTTCGTCCAGAACCGCAGGTATAGATCACCGAACTCCAGCACGTAGGCTTGCCCCGCCGAAAAGACAAAGTCCGCCAGCCACGCCCGCTTCGCCCCGAATTTTGCTGGCCCGACATAGCGAGTGCCGCCGCGCCGCCGCGCTGGACCTTGAACAGTCGGAATGAAGTTGGTGAGTGTCTTGCACCCGGTAAAGTATTTGTCTTGATCCACGCGCCCGTCGAGCAGCGGAGATAGTTCGCCGCCGTTGAACGACGTGAGTATAGGTTTAGCTCTAGGCATCAGTATAGCCTCGCTGTGATCCACGAATTGTCGGGCATGTTCTGCGGCGGCATCTGTATGGCGTTTGACTTCTTCGCACGAGCAAGTTCTTTCTGGTATAGCTTCTCCGCTAGGGAGACCATGCCTTCCGACTTGGTCAGCGGCATCGCCAGCGCCACCGCGAGCGCGGCCGACACAGCGTTGCCGAACAGCGGTGTCCACACAGTGGGGTCGCTCGATACGTCTCGCAGATACGCGATGTTCAGTGGGGCGGTCAGATCGGTCAGGATCGCGCGGCCATGCAGTTCGTAGACCGGAACCGGGTTTACATCGACGTGCCGCACCACGGAGAACACCCACTTGCCGTCAAGCTCGACCAGCCGGACAAAGTCGGCCGGGAGATTGTAGGCGTGGTTGAACTTGAACAGCGGAGCATCCGCGTTCTCGGGCAGGGCTGTCTGCGTCTTGGCGAAGAACCAGGCATGGTTTTCAAGCTCGCTGCGCACGATCTGGTCGTACACCTCTTTCGCCTGCCGCGCGCTCTCCGTGTCTTCATCCGGGTCTGCGATCAAGTTCGCGGAGATGATCCGAAGCCCGTTGTTGATAACTTGTGTTCTCGACAGCATGTTGCGCCCCTGAAAACGTGAAAAGGCCGGGGCGTTTACCCCGGCCTCCGCAGAGATCGCCCTGCGCCGAACCTTACGGCCCCGCGAACTCCAAGTCAACTACCAGCTTCGCGCCGGCAGTCGTGGGGAGGTTCGCAACCGCTACGGTCAGGAGAACTTCTTCCTCGGCCGTCGCAGCCACAGCCGCCATCGCCGCAGCCGTTCCGAACGGCGTAGGCGTGTCAACCGCAGTGAACGTCGCCGCCGCGCGATACTTGCCCGTCGCGGTGGCGTTGCCAATCGCGATGGTGCTGGTGCCGAGCGACACGGACGAAGTGAGGAAGCCGCGCACGAAGCGCATGCCGGCAGGGATCTTGCCGAGCGACACAGTGTCGGCCGTGGTTACGCCCGCGCCGCTCTGCGACGGGGAGAGCTTGGGCGCGTCGAGCGGGATCGTGGCCCGGTAGACGCGCTCGCGCCCGCCCAGTGCCTCGTCGCCCGGAAGGGTCGGAGGGGACGCGCCGAGGAACTGAAGTTCGTTGGAGAAATACTTTGCCATGTTGGGAACTCCCGGAATGTGGTTGTCACGAGGGGAGCCGGGGCGCTAGGCCCCGGCGCGGCCTATCAGGCGCTGTTGCAGGCGATCTGGACGACCTTCTTCTCCTGCGTGCGGGCGGCACCGACGTTCATCTCAGCCCACACCTGCGTGTTGTAGTTCTTGTCCGGGCGCGGATCGACGCGGGTTTCCATACCGCCCCACCGGCCGAAGTGCATGCCACTCTCGACCCAGGTCGGGATGTAGCGGGTCGTGGACGCCAGGCCGCCGGGGGCAATCGTTGCCAGCGACAGCGGGTACTGCGCGGTGACACCGTCCGTCATCGTGGCCTGCCACTCGACATGGACGAAGTTGAAGCCCATGAACGTGGTGACACGGCCGTCCACGAGGGTCGGCTTGTCGTTGTAGTCCATGTTCGTGACCTGGAGTTCGCCGAGCAGGTTGTCATGCTCGACGGACGAGATCGCGCAGTAGACCTTCTCGCGCGCCAGGTCCACGCCGGCCGCCATGAGCAGACGCTTCGCGGTGCGGAGCTTCGGCACGTTCAGGCCCGAGTTCGCGCCACCGACGTTGACGCCGACCTGCTGCGTGCCGGGGAACGAGATCGTGGACAGGCCCTGCTCGCCGGTCGCCGACGCGCCGAAGTACGCCGCACCGACTTCGTCGTCCGCCGCGCGGCCGAGCGCCTCGGAGATGGCGGCGGCGTAGGCGGACTTCAGGTCGATCAGCATGCGCGTCACGTCGATGTTGTCGATCAGCGTGGACGAGGTGAGCGAGTGGGGGTAGACCCACCTACGATCACCCGGCACGGACAGGTGCGGGGTGTCGGTGTGGCGGGCGCGGTCACGGATCACACCAACGGTGCCAATCTGATCGACGACGGAGCCGGACTTGCCGGTATAGGTTCCCTGCTGGCAGAAGCCGGGCAGCTTCATCCCGCGCTGCTGGAGAAGCTGTTCGACGTTCCGCGAGAACTGGAGAACGTGATGCTGTTGAACAGTGTAAGACATGGTTGAACTCCCGCGAGGGGTTGAGGTTTCCTTGGTTTCGCGGTTATCCAGCACATGCCGGGCCGACGTTTGTCGGGGCTGTCGGGTTATGGGCTTGTGCCTTTGGCGGCCGTCAACCCCGACGCTGCACACTGTTCTACTTCGGTGCGCACAAGCTGTCAACTGAATGAAAAATGGGCCGAGGTGTAAACCCGGCCCGCAAGTCTTAGGGAGGAAACGCCCAAGGAGGGCGCGTCTTGTGTATCACGCGCGGTTGTTGACTGCAATCCTCGCGAGATTGTCCATCTCTTCGATAGCCTGCGCACGGACTTTCGGGTCCGCATGGTCATACCGCGCCATGAAGTTCGGGTCCGCCCGAAGCTGCTCCATTCTCTGCGATGCAGCGGCGGGGGAGAGGTTGCTGAAGCCCGGCGTCGAGCGCGTCTCGTTTCCGGGCGGGCCTGCCTCCGTGTAGTTCCGGCCGAAGAACTCGAACACCTTGGCGGCGGCGGCTGGCCCCATCGCGCTTTCTATGGCCTTGGTCTGCGCCTCCGTGATGCCGGCGGCTTTCAGCGCGGCCTTGGCGACTTCCACCTTCTGGTCAAACTGCGCGCCCCACTCTTTCTGGAGCCCTTCCACCTGCTGCGCATGCTCGGTCTGCACCCGCTGCACTGCGTCCAGTTCCAGTGCCTTGTAGCTTTCGGTGACAGCCTTGGCCTGGTCCGCAGTGAGCCCGGCCTTGTGGAACCAGCCTCGAGCGGCGTTCGCGAAGCCAGGGTCCGTCCCTTCGGGCAGGTCTATCTGGTAACCGTCCGGCGACTTCGGCCGCCCGAGCTTTTCGTAGATAGCATCCACCGCAGCCTTGTCATTGGCATCCTTGGGCAACACGACCGTGCGCCCGGCCTTGTCCGCCCCGAACAGCTTTTCCAGGTTCTGGTAGCTCTGCATGATAGCGAACAGATCGGTGTCGGCTTTCCAGCCTTTGCTCTCAGCCCACGCCTTGTCCTCGGCGGAGAGTTTTCCGAACCACCCGTCCGTCTGGCCGGTCTGCCCGGTCTGCCCGGTCTGCCCGGTCTGCCCGGTCTGGCCGGTCTGGCCGGTCTGGCCGGTCTGGCCGGCCTGGCCGGTCTGGCCGGTCTGGCCGGTCTGGCCGGTCTGGCCCCCGAACACAGACGTGGCTCCGACCGCCGTGCCGGCTCCCGCCGCTGCGCCAGCGCCGGCGTCTCCGCCGCCTGCTCCCGCCCCTGTTTCAGGAGCGCGCACAACGCCCGCGCTCGACAGCATCCTGTCATAAATAGTCATAGTCTTTCCTCCAAGTTGTGGCGTTCTTCAAGCGTCACACTCAGCATTCGAGTGAGAAGGTCAAAGACTTCACGCCGCCCGGCCGCTCGCGCCATTGCGAGCGGGTCAATGGTTCCAGTAATTTGAGAAACAGGAGGCCCGTACCTTCCGTCTCCATTACACTCCTGCCGCAGATACGCGAGGATCAACTGCGCGTTCTTGGTAAGTCGTCCATCAGGCCCTAGGCACATAGCCCGCAGAGCCTGTTGCCGAACCCGTGCCTTTGTCTTCGGACTTGTCGTCATTAGTTCACAGCGCCCCGTTCAGCCATGATACCGGCGATCATGTTCAGCGCGCTCTGCGCCCCACAGAGCAGCCGCACCAGCACATCTTGCGGAGCGTCGGTCCGCGCAATCCAGCCCACCGTCAACTGCCCGTCCGGCTCGACAGAAACGACAACGGCGGCGGAGGTGTGCTCCGTCGCCGCTCGGAGGGTGCGTTCAAGCGGGCCATCTTCCGCCCTCGGCTCAAGCCCGTCCATGGTCAGTCCGCGATCCGCCATGTCATAGTGCTCCTGCTGCGCCGGGGTTTAGCGTCTGCGCTTTGGCGGACAGCATCTGCGCCTGCGCGAAATCCTTGGCGGCAGAAGCGATACCGGGGGCGGCCTCAGCCGCCTGCTGCGCGAGCGCGGCCTGCTGATCCCCTTGCTCTTTCTGCTGCATCTCGGCGTCATCGAACAGGATGTCCGGCGGCGCTCCGTTGATGTCGGCCATGCGCTCCAGAGCGCGGCCGGTGTTGATCTTTTTCATGACGCCCTGATCATACTGCGCCATCTGCCCGGCGAACTCCAGGGTGCGCAAGATGCCAACGCCTTCCTCTGCCTTGATGGCGCGAGTGAGCGGGCTGTCGTATTCGATGTCCAGCCCCCCGTCTTCACGGAGTTCGTCCGGCACCTCGTCCGGCGAGATCGCTCCGGCGTGGGCCAAGATGTCGATCTCGCGCTCGATGATCGTGCCCAAGAACTCGGTGCGGAGCCGGCCGCCGATAGGCCCGAGCAGCGCGCCCTTCTCCTGGACGAGTTGCATGACTTCAGTTGCCGTCTTGCGGTCTGACCCGTTCTGAACGAGCACCTGAAACAAGTTGACCAGGAACGCGCCGTTGATCGCCTGCCGCCGTTGGTCGAGAAGCTCCAGTGTGAAGCCGGTCTCCCCCTGCGGGCGCAGCGGCTTGATGCGGTCCTGGCCGTCAGGCGACAGGTAGCCGTAGTTGATGGCCCCCGGCCGCACGGCGAACGGGTCCAGACTGTCCGCGTCAACCGCCATCCACGGCGGGTCGGTCACGAGTTGACCGTAGCGCAAACTTGTCTTCACCATCTCCTGAAGGGTGAGGATGTCCGACAGCGCGTCCTGCGCCGGCCCGCGAGCATAAATCTCGCGTGGCGCGGTGACATAGCGCGCGACAGCAAACGGGAACGTTCTGTATCCGCTCTCTTCAACGATGGTGGTTTCGTCCCCGACGTAGAAGACAACGCAAGCGAACGGCATGTTCTTGTTGTCGCGGCGCTGCGTATCACGCTCGGCACGCGGGAATACGGCCTTGCAGAACTTCACCTTCTTCAAGGGGTTCTTTTCGACATCGTCCTTGATGGACTTGGGGAGCTTGTCGCCCCACTTCTGCATGGCCTGCCGCTGCGTGTATTCGTGGACCCAGTAAGCCGTGTCAATGACGCCGTTGTGGTCTTCGTCGAACCATATCTCGGACAGGTGAACCGAGACATAGCGGATGCCAGGGCGAGCATCATGGATGTACAGCACGCCGTTTCCGAACGCCCCGAGGCTCATGTAGCTCTCATACGCCCGGCTCGCGAAGTTGGCGCGCGGGGCATACCGGACAGCGAACAGTAGATCGTTCAAATTAGACAGGAAATTGCGGACCTTGGACGACCGGTTCAGCGACCTGTTCTTCGGCGCGAGCATGTGCCACTTGCTCGTTTGCGGCGTGACCAGGGTGTCGATAGCGGCAGCGAAGCGCGGGAGCGCCAACTGCGCCGTGCTGTCGAACACATCCTGGTTCAGGTTCGTGCCGGGGGCGTAGGTCGTGGTGAACCCGACAGAAGTCGGAAGCACGACGCGCGCAATCTTCTCCCAGGTCGTGTTAAAGTTCACACGATCTGCTTGGAGCCGCTTCAGCCGCTCATTCAGGGTTTTGGCGCGGTCGTCATCCACGGTTTACTGTCCTGCGCGGCTGGTGGTGCCGAGGTTCGGAAGGCCCTGATCGCTGGTGAGGATCGTCGTCTTCCGGCCTTGCCGACGCGCAGCAGCATCCTCTGTGTTGATCTTGGCTATGGCGTCGTCAACCTGCGGGGCAGGCGACGGCTGAACTGGCTTGGGCGGCGAAGCGCCTCCAAACAATCCTGACATGGTGGTCTCCTTCAAAGTTTCACTTCACCTGTCCCGGCGGCCGTCACGACCGGGGGACGAAAATCTCCCGTCCACGAGACGCGACGGTTCGGCGCACGGGCGAACCTCCGCCCCATCATGGCGTATCGGCTCGCAGAGATCAAGTCATCGTTCAATTTGACAATCAGCCCGTCCTTCCTGTGGTACAGACTGAACTCGTTCAGCCACATGGTGCAGGTGCTGAAAACTTTCCAGCGTCCCTCGTTCATGCGGGTCAACATCTCCATGATGCCGGCCTCCACACCGACCGAGCCGTCCTCGAACGTGACGTGCGACGGGTGTGTCAACAGCCCGGCGGCGCGGTACTGCTTGGCAAGCTGCACTCCCGACCCCTTGTCGTGCTGATTGCCGTCATGCGGCCACATCCACGGCAGCAGCCCGCCCCACTGTTTCAGGGTCGCCGCATGCACCAGGGGTGTCTGCTTCGTCTCGCGGTATTCTCGGGTCAGATAGAGCGTGTCGGTGTCGCGATCCCAGCAAAGCTCGACGCCGCCGAACGGGTGATCCCACCCGAAGTCCATGCCGCCGACCCGCGCCCAGTGGTCCGGGATGCGGATGGGGTCGATCTTGATCAGGTCTTCCGGCACGTTGAACACTCGGCCGGAGCCGAGAACCGGGATGCCCTTGGTCCGCGCATCGCGGGTGGCGTCATCATAGGACGCAACGATCTTGGCCTTCTGCTCGTCCGAGAAGTGCCCGACATCTTCAATCGTCATCTGGACCACGACGCGGTCGTTGCCCGGCTTCTGAAAGAAGCTCATGACGACTTTCGACATGCCTTTGAGCGGGGTGAAGGTGATGTAGACCATGCCGCCAGTGGCGTTGGTGCGGGTCACGGCCTCTTCATACACGTCGTAGGGCGGCTCTTCGTCGAGCCAGACGCCATCCGCTGTGTCGGCCTGCCACTTCGAGCGCCCCTGGTCGAAGCTCTTGAAGCGCACGACGGACTGCCCGCCATGGATGTGATTGACCACGACCGCGTCGATTGCGTCCTTGATCCCGGCGCGGCGCTTCGGCTTCTGCGCGAAGCACTCCTTCGGAATGAGCCCGGTGCCCCACGCTTCTTCAATCGAAGGCGGCCCGACCAACAGGCGTTGCATGCCGTCTCGTGTCAACTCGCCGCTTTCCGATCCGGCGAGCCACGAAGTCGGCCGGTTCCACACACGCCCCTTCCAGCCCGGCGGATAGCGCCCGGTCAGATGGTAGGCAAGCTCGGCCGCCCCCGAGTAGGTCTTGCCAAGCTGGTTGCCGGCGGCGAACAGCCGTTCGCGGTAGCGCGCTCCAAGTTCATGGAACAACATCTGTTTCGGATACGGCCGGTAATCTTCCAGCTTCGTCAGCTTGGCCTGCTCCTGCTTGGCCGCGTTGACCCGCTGGAGCAGCGCCTGAAGATCGTCATCGGTCAGGGTTGTGAGATCAACCACGCTGCTCCCCCCGCAGCCAGTCCGCCACGAGCTTCGCGTAGCCGGCGATGTCGTCCCAGTGTTCCGGGATGAGAGGGTCGCCCGAGGCGATCCGAGCCAACTTGACGCAGATCATCTCGCGGCCGTGGCGGATGACCGGCGGCTCTGCGATCCGCGTCCTTGTCATGTCCTGGAGATTGCTGGCGCGCTCAGCCGTCAGGTCAAAGCTGCCGTGCGTTTTGGCCCTCTCAGCGATTAGATCGGTTGTGTCCATCAATTCCACTCCACCGAGCCTGGCAGGATCAGGGCTGGTGTGTCCGCCGTTTCCAGATCGACCTTCAGCATGATCGGGTGTTCGCGGTGCGGCTTGTGAATGCCGACCTTCGTGGCTTCGTTCACCAGCGCCAGCAGGGCGTTCCACGCTTCTGCGAGTTCAACCTTGTGCTCCGGCGAGCCCGGCGGCATCTGCGGCATCACGCCGTGCCCGACGCCCATCCACTCAATCAGCCGGTCACGCGGCTTCAGTTCTTCGCGCATGTAGGCGTCATTGGCGACCGCGTACCGCTCGAACGCCTCCTGGAGCTTGTGCTTGACCCCGAGGTCGCCCGTCACCTTGGCAATGGCCTGCGCGAGCAGCGGCAGCGAGCCCGTCCGCAGTTCGCGCACCGCCTGCCGGGCCTTCCTGGCGTCCGCCGAGTTCGTGGCTTCGACACGGTCCTTTCGGTCAATCACACGGCCTTCCGGCTTTTTCGTGCGCGGGTCCGCCCGCATCTTGCTGATTATGTCGTTCATGCTCCCAACTCCCGCAGTTTATCGGCGGCTTCGTGCATTCCGAACCGCACGAGTTCCGCGATGGCGTCGTGTCTAGCACGTCTCCACTCGTTGTCGATGATCCGGCGAAACTTCTCCGCCGCATCGGCCAGCAAATGCGCCGGAGCCCCAAGGATGGTCCTCACCAGCATCTCCGCCACAGCGTCGGCTGGATCGCTCATTTCAGCACCCTTGCGTATTCGCTGTTCGACCCGACCGTGAGGCCGCCCATGGTGAACATTCCGATCACCGTCCAGATCACGAGCCCGTAGAGGATCGCGTATTTCCTGATATGGTCCGTCATTCCCATTCAACTCCTGTTTCTTCCGCGACATCCGCTTCCAGGTCAACCACCTTCGTGAGCCCGTGCGACAAGTTCGTCGGATGCCCGTTCTTCGCCGACCCCGGCGACATCGTCGGCTCGGTCGCCATGTGGAATGTTTCGGCCGTCTGTTGCACCATGTCGATGATCTCGGCCGGGGGCTCGAAGTCGAGAGGCCGCGCCACCGCGATCTCCTTCATCTCGTCCTGCCGCCGCTTCAGTTCCTCCGCAATCGCCGCCAGCAGCGCATCCGCCGTTTCGGCGTCCATGCTCTGCCCGGCCGACTGCGTCACGTTCGCCTCGATCTGCTTCGGGATGAACGTCGCCCCGACAAACTTGATGAACTGCCCCGGCGCACGCGCCGCGAACGCCTCCAGCGCCTCCTTGCCCTGCACGATGAACACATCGCGCGTGGCCTTGGTCAGCCGGTACGCCAGGTCACTCTGCTGCTGCTTGACGCTCATCCGCGCCGGCACCCACGCGGGGACATCCGGCTTGCCCGCCGTGATCCGGGCCAGCATGTGAATTTCCGAGATGATCTGCGCGTTGTGCATCCGCGCCCGCACCCCCGCGTTCGTGATCCAGCGCGGGTGGTCTGGGTAATCCCGGCAGATCACCACCTTTCGGTCGCGGTCGTCGAACCAGTCTCGCGTGTCATCCTGGATGAAGGCTTCGCCCAACTGCACGGCACGCGGCACGAACTGCCACAGCCGGCTGTCCTCCGGCGGCAGCACCCCGGCCGGCAAAGGCGCAGGCAGCTTTCCAGCCCCCGATCCGAGCGGGCCGGGCAGCGAACGCGCCAATCCTGGGTCAACTCCCTTCCGGGGCATAGCGGTCTCCGTCAACACGATTTGCGCATATGGCCACGGGGGACGGCGTGTTGTCAAGGGTAAACGACGAGAGCGGTTCGGAGCGGCGCTGATACGGCAGTTCACTGGTTTGGGCGGGCGCAACAGTTCAGAAAACAATAGTTCACTGGTTTGAGCGGGTGCAAAAACTTAGAAAACAACAGTTTACAGGTTCATATGGACCCGAAAACTGGGGAGTTGGACCCGCGCCGCGATGTCGAACTTGTTTGGGGGCTCCCCCGGCCCCCGATCCCGGATGTTGTCAACGCGGTGTTTTCGCACCAATTCGGCGGGCCGCGCGGCCCGCAATGCCCAAAGGCCCTGATTTGGCGGGTTGACAATGGCAGAAACCTTGTAAATTATAGTTTGCAATCCAGCTAAGTCATTGATTTCGTTGAATAGTTTCCGATGGCCCGGCCAAATCTAAGTGTCAACAGGTCCGCCGGGGCGTCGTTACCCCGCC